GTAGTAAAATCGTAGTCAGCAAACAAACCACCGTCAGCATCACGGTTAACTTGCTTGATACGCAACATTTTGTCACGCTCACTATTGATAGTGAGGTCAAGATAGTGACAACGAGATTGTAGAGCATCCAAGTGTGCTTTGATTTTGTTAGAACGGCGATCACTGAAATTCAAGTTAGTGATAAAGATAACACTACCGTTGAAATTGAAAGTGTTAGGCACACCTTCTTCACGCAAAATGCGTGAGTCTTTGTTCCAACTGATGCGGCGTGTTTTGCCTGAATCTAAAGCACCTTTCAACACATTTAATGCGTCTTGGTCTTCCCACACATCACAATCATCAAACACCAACACATTCTTAGAATCACTATATTTGTAAAGGGTAGCAAACAAGCCGATGCCTGACATAGCACCTTTGACAATCTCAAAGCGAGGGCGTTTGCCTGAGATTTTGTCAAACATAGAGGCTTTTTCCATTTGTAATGTCACACCGTGTGACTTACCGACACCGGGAGGGCCTGACACAATCATAGCACGAATATCACCTGCGATACATGCCTTAGACATTTCATCTAATACACTGAAACGCTCGGCAATGCGATCCATTGCTTCCTGTTCTGTTTCAGTCTCAACAACCTCAGACACTACAGGTGTGTCACCTGAAATAAATTGCAAGCATTGTTGATTGTCAACATTGATACGCAACTCGTCACTACGACCCGGGAACTGACCCTCGTTGCGAACTGTAACGAAACCACCTTTAGCACCAAGTTGGTAACCTTTGACAAGTGTAAAAACTTGATTGTCAACTGGGGCATTGCGATATGTACCTGAAGTGATGCGAACTGTGCTAGTCATTAGTGCTCCTGATGTATGTGTGACTGAAAGATTATATTATATGCCCAAAACGATTTATTGTCAAGTTATTTTACATGATAGATGATAGCTTGTGCGGTGTGTACTTTTTCAATACCTTCAAGTGCCCAATCACCCTCAAGCAAAATAAGCATTTTGCGGTCCTTGATTGTACCTTTGTGTACTTTGACACGAATCCATTTTTTACAATTTGTAATACTAACTGTTTCACAATTATAGACCATTTCGAGTGCGTATTTCATACGCTCTGCTTTGGCTTTTTGTGTATCAGAAAAACGACTAGCATTTACTGCATGTTTCATGCTTGCATCTTTTGCGGCGTACCACGCAAAACGACCAGCATCTTTGTGTTCAGTCTCTTTTACAATCATGTCAGTTCCTTCAATCAATCAAACAAGACTATATTATATGCCCAAAATGATTTATTGTCAACCCATTTTGTTGTTTATTTTACGGGCTTGCTGGATTAATTCACACATAGCATCATGGTAACTAGCACTAAAATTGAATACTTCAGTATTACTTTTAGTAATAGTCTCAATTTGATATGTGTTTTCTCCGGTACGATACAAAACTAATTTTGTTTCACCGATAGCTAGGCTATGTACATGCTGTGGTAGCAAAGCAATCCTTTCAACCAAAGATTCTATTATACACCCAATTGTTTTTATTGTCAAGTACGGTCTATTTCCCAATTTCTAACACTAAAGTATTCAAATCCGTCTAATCTGCGTCTAGTGTACATACCATTGATAGATAATTCACGCTCATTATTGAATATGTAATCCCACAAATGTTGTAACTGATTTCCATCAAGTACTGAAATTAATACGCCGGCGTTTAGTTTGTTATCTTTAAACCAATACTGATGTATCTTGGATGACCTAGTATGTCTGAATAATTTTTTGACAGGTGTTAGACTAGCGGTTAACTTGATTGTCATTGGTTTTCCTTCTTTATCTAATCTATCAAAATTTTGATTTGATTCAACTTGGATGCGTACTTCATCTAACGACATGTCATATTCGTGAAAGTAGGGCAAGTAATACGCAAGACCTAACATGTTTTCTCTAAACATTTTTCCGTCACTATGTATAAACGTGTTCAAGTCATCACGGTATGCTGTTGTTCTTCCTGTTCCCTTTAATTTTGCCATCATTATTTTTTTACTATAATAGTCACGAATACTCACAGCAGATTCTTTATCCTGTGGGATCAGTTTAGTAAAAAGCTCCCTGTCTAATAGTTTAGTTATACTATTTGGTTCTCGTGATTCACGAATTCTTTTCCATGCCGAACTTAAAGTCAATAAATCTTCATCTAGCTCGTACACTTCATATTTTTTTACTAGAGGGTTAGAAAACAAACCATCACTATCATATTTTTCAATACTAGAAAGTGATATTGTATTCAATTGGTTTGCAATAATACCAACACTGTTGGTACCGGGAGCGATGCTGATACTATTAATTCCTGTCGAACCCAAAGCTGAGTTGTGACTAAGTCCGGTGTTTGTGAACATTCCTCTTCCTTTATATTTAAAATTTGCCATACAGTATAATAACAAAACCTCGTACTGTTGTCAATACGAGGTTTTGTTTAAAGGGTAATATCTTCCATTCCACTTGTCCGTAATCTAACTATGTGACCCATTTGCCATTGTTTAGCATCAAGCCCTTTCATTATACCTAACCATTTATTTCGCAATAATGCTACTTCATTGATTAGAGTTTCATAGTCAATTACTTCTTGTTCACCATCAGTGTATTTTTCTGCATCACGTGAAGTTAATGCCCTGTTGTATGCTTCTAAATATTTCTGAAAATGTTTTCTACGAATCTTACGCAATTGAATATTAAGATGATTGAGCACCGCTTCAATCTCTTGTAGTTGATTGAAACGATGTTCAGTGACTCCGGGCAATGCGGCAATGTTTTTCTCAACATTGCCCCATATCTTTACATCATTTTTAGCCTGAGCTAACTCACCTTCATAGTATTGAATAAAATCTGGCAGTTTAGTTATGTCACTACTAACTTTTGTTAACCAGTTTGCCATTTAATCCCAATCTTCTTCGTCTTGGTCTTCGTCTTGGTCTTCGTATTCTTCTTCTTGGAAATGTTCGTCAGCATAATCTTTCAATGCCTTAGTGATATCTTTATCTCTAAAGGCATCTTTGATATCATCGACTTCGTAATTATTTTCAATCAAATAAGTAACCAATGTATCTGCCGCATCACGGCGATCATTTAAATCAATGTGTTCACGTAATACTTCCCAGACTTCTGATGCTATATCTAAACTCATTCTGTAGAATCTCCTTCAGGTTGTTCTACATTACTTATCTCAATTTTGTCATTTCTTAATGGGAAGTCTTTCATCACAGTATCCAAACAACCATCTGTGTTTGCTTCCCATGCTTTGCGGAACTTCTTAATAACTTCACCATCTACAGTAGTGTATACCAAACTGTTACCTTCTTTCTTTAACAATTCAGCCTTTTCAATCATATCAACCAAGCCTGAGTATGGGCTCATACCTGACTTATATGGAATCTTAACTTGAACACCTTCGAATGGTTTAGCATAACGAGTTTTCATAATCTTGCAACCAGCACGAATACCGTTTACTTCTGAAACCTTGTTACCATCTTCATCTTCTTTCAATTTCATTTTCTTCATCGCAACAACGATTGACGATGCGTAAATGAAACCTTGACCACCTGAGATTTTATCATCAGGGTCAAACATATCCTGTGAAGCATAAGTGTGATTAGTTGCAACCAAACCAATGCCTAGTGACCCGAACATATTAACTGTATTACGAACAAGTGCTGTTAGTGCTTTGGGCTTACGACCCATATCACCTTTCAAATCACCTGCATCGAATTGGTTAACATCTGTTGGTGTTAATAGCATACCAAGCGAATCAATAACGAAAAGAACTTTAGGTCTATCTTCTGGTGGTAATGCTTTGTAGTCTGCTACGAATTTTGATATTGTTTTAGCAACATCATCAATCATAGCCATGTTTAATTTTAATAATTTTGATTCATCAGTATCAACACCAAGATTATGCAACCAATCTTCATCCAGAGCATTCTCGGAGTCGATGAGGATAACAAATATCCCTTGTTGTTGTGCGTGTTTGACAAGGTTACCTGAACATATGTAACTCTTGCCCGCACCGCTTTCTCCAGCGAATACAGTAACTTTACCAAGAGGTACACCCTTATTAAAGTCACCACTAATAAGATAGTTGAGAGCATAATTACCTGTGCTGATCCAATCAGTAGGGTCATTAAATCCAACGCTTAATCCTTCAATATTTTTTGTAATCTCCTTACGGAACTTACTTATGTCAAATGGTTTTCCCAATTTTATCTCCAATACTTTCTTTATCTAATAATTCAGGACATTTCTGTGCCATTTGCTCAATCTCATAGTCTTGAGGGAAATGACGCAATGCTCCTCTTGCTCGGTCACGAACTATACTCGGGACCCTAGGTGTTTTGCCAGGGTCACATAGTTCTTCCAAGAGTTT